AGTGACTGGTGCAATGGCGTATGAAAATTGTACAAGGTATCGTCCAGCGTCAACAATAGTAATAGGAGCCAGAGCGTTTGTATATGCGATTCCAGAAGCCGTTGATGGAATACTATATTTTACGATAGTTAATTGTAAACCTGAAGCAGATGACATTATACACTACACTGAGAAAATAAATTCTATTGGTAGTATATAATGAAATCAAAGTCTATCCAAAAGGAACCAACATTTACTCGGATGGCGCAAAAGCAGTTGCCGTTTTTACACGAGTATGTAGACCTCTATGCCTTGAACGCAAATTCGTTAACAGCGTTACCAGTTCCAGTGTCATTTACCCAAACTCGTAATAAACCATTTTTGGAGAAACCAGATGACTACTACTTATCTGTTGTTCGGTTCCAGGTTGATACAAATACGTTACCAGTATTTAATGCCTTCATCCAGTTCAATCAAGCCAATCGAGCATTGACGATTTATTCTGTAGCATTATCCTGGCAAAACCCAGTAGCGCCTTTTCAAACATTCAATCAACAGACTTATATTTTATGGGTTCCACAAAATCTTGCGAGTCCTATCCCTCAACCTCCAAGTCTTACTCAAACCAAATTCCAAGATGATAGTGGTGGTTACTATTATGCATACAATTACACCTATTTTATTAATCTAATTAATACAGCATACACGACTTGTTTCAATGCATTGAATGTTCAGGTTGTTGCAGCTGGTCTCGTGTTGCCTACCACTCATCAACCGGTAATGACATGGAATAACGACAAGGGTGTTGGAATTATTAACGCTGATATTTTGGGATATAATTCATCCATCGCCAATCATATTGATATTTTTATGAATTCTCCATTGTATAATCTATTCAATACATTGCCAGCATATATCTTAGACCCTGATTCACTTTTTGGAAAAGACTTTCTTATTGATGTATCCAATTTTGGAAATTCAACGGTGGTTGGATTCCCGTTTTATTTACCAACGTATAATGCTTACCAAGTTTTTCAAGATACACCCTGTCTTGGAGTCTGGAGTCCAGTTTCTGGTATTGTTATCACATCCAATACTTTACCAATCAATAGCACCAACATCGCCAATCCTTGTATATATGTTGATGGAATACCTACTGGGACAAATGGAAACAATTCGGATGTGCTACCAATCATTACCGATTTTCAAGCAGCCGATGGTCAATACAAAAATGGTATCACATATATTCCAAGTGCTCAATACCGCTATATTGATTTGACCGGTAATGGCCCGTTGTACACAGTTGACATCCAGTTATTTTGGAGAAACAAAATTGCTAATTTGATTCCTCTGCGGTTGGCTCCTGGTGCATCTGCATCGGTTAAGATTCTCTTCCAAAGAAAAGACCAAGGTATTCAAGGGTCATCCAACGAATTCTCTAACAAATTCCAAGGTGGTGTATAATTAAAGACTACTCCATAATAGTATTATAATGTCTACTAAAGTATCAATTCCTCGCAAATATTCTCAAACAAGTATCTACAAGTTGTGCTGCAAAGATGTAGCTATTACTGAGATTTATGTAGGTCATACTACGAATTTTAGATGTAGGAAGAGTCGGCATAAATCAGCATGTACAAATGAATCTGATGTAGGCTATAATATATATGTCTACCAATTTATACGAGACAATGGTGGCTGGGATAACTGGGATATGGTTGAAATTATCCGGATAGATTGTGCTGATAAACGAGAAGCTGAAACCAGCGAACGATACTATATGGAATCTCTTAGAGCTAAATTGAATAAAAGCATACCTACTAGAACTTCCAAAGAATATCGGGAAGATAATAGAGATAGTATTTCGGAGTCAAGAAAAGAGCATTACAATAATAATATAGATCGCATTTCGGAGTCAAAAAAAGAGCATTACAATAATAATAGAGATCGTATTTTGGAAACCATTAGAGAGTATAATATCAAAAATAAGGAGCGAATTGCTATTTACCAAAAGGAGTATAAACTACGCAAGAAAGCTGAAGCTGAATTAGCCAAATCTATTTAATAGTCCCAAATTATTTTCTCCAGTGAGTATATAATGTCATCCTTTAAAACTGTGCTAATCGAAGAGTCGGCTATCTCAGACCTATCATCCCAGGAGGTCTTTGGAGTGTATTCGGGTTCGAGCGAAAAAACATTACAGAAATTTTTGGCAACATCTGCCTCAAACAGCTCCCTTATCTGGAATGTGCAAGTGCCTTCTGAAAATATAATTGTATCCCGTCACCCTTTGATGCAGTCTGATATTAATTTTACCATCTCAATTACCAACACTGTTCCCAACGGTGTGTCGGCTCTTGACTATGGCTCGTCTGATGCTCTCCAATGCTTTCCGCTACAAAGCCTCTTTACAAACTACAGTGTTATGGTGAACAATACATCCATCACAAGTAACATCCAAGACATCCTTCCTCAGATTACCCAGATGTATGACAAACGGCAGTTGACTCGTTATAACACCACAACTCCATCTCTACCTGACAACAGTCTTGGTCAATATTTCACATCTATTGGAACTAACTCTAACCCATTGGCATCTATCGCCAACCAGTCGTATGACTCTGACTTTTGTCCACGAGGTGGGTTTGCGTTGAGAGGATTATACCCTGCTAGATTTATTGGAGGTGTTTACCAAGATAATTCGTTGTTTTCCACTGGTGCTCTAAATGAAACCTGGAAGGTGTATGTGTTTTGCACGGTTACTGAGCCATTCCTGTGTCTATCTCCATTTGTTGATTTGAATGCTGACAACAGCTCTGGGCTTATTGGAGTCAACACCATCACCCTTACATGCAACGTTGATTCCACTTGCAAACGCCTATGGTCTACTGGACGATACAATATTGTTGGGAACGCCCTTGTCCCCTTCATTACCGGTATCACGCTCGGAACATCTGGAGCACCTGTGGGAACTGGAGTGCCTTCTACTTCTCCCAACGGATTTGAGAACACCTACCTGCTTATGGAATTCTTAAGTCTCCAAGCCTCTCAAGCCAGTCGTATGTCGTCAAAATGCGTTGTGCCTTATATGGACTATCCTAGATATATCACTCCTTCTAGCAATTTGGCCGTTATGCTTCCTGGAACTACCACATCGTTGACTTCTCAAAATATCCAACTGAATAGCGTTCCTGATTTGTTTTTGATTTGTGTTCGCCAACAAATGGCTACCCAATCATGGGCCAATACTTCTGGGTTTCTTACTATTAATAACATCTCCATCTCATTCAACAACAAGTCTGGTATCTTGGCGTCGGCTAATCCTCAACAGTTGTTTAACTTGTCTTCAAAGAACGGTTCTTGTCAAACTTGGCAGGAATTCAGCGGACTTGCTAACTTTAACACTGTGACTGGAACTGGAATCAATGTTCCTATGCTTGGGTCTATGTTGGCGTTGAACCCCACCCTTGATTTTGGATTGGATGACTTCCTTTCGGCCTCATCGCTTGGCCAGTTTAATCTAATGATTACCTTGAATGTAACCAACCAATACGGATATAGTGTGTCTCCTGAAATTGTTATTATCACTGCATCATCTGGTTTATTTATCACGGAAGCTGGAGTGAGCCAGACCTACCTAGGTATCCTTTCCAAGGAAGCCGTGTTGAATGCAAAGTCTGGTTCTCCGGTTATTGACAGCAAAGCATATGAGAGACTTGTTGGAGGTCGTATGTCATCTCGTGGTGTTGGTAGAGTGTTGAAACAATTCCATGGTATGGCCAAGGGAGCTGTTCCTTTGGCTTTGACTGGTGGAGGGATCATCGGTGGGGCTCGTAGAGGCAAGCTTGGAAAACATATGTAATCAATCAAAATATTATCTGTTGTATTAGTATAATGTTTGACCCTAGAATTATTGAAGTGTTAAAGAAAAATACCCGTGGACATACTGATTTACTTGGAGAACCTACAATGTTGCGTGGTGGCCTTCGTGTTCGTAAACATCCTTTGCCGTCTATGGATTTTGAACCTGATACCTTGGCTGTCGGAAATGATTTGGAAAACTCTATGCCCCAACGAATGATTGGAGGTAAAGGATTTCGTTCACATTCAACTGAAATCCAAAACGGTATTGAATTGTCCCGTGGTGGGTCTATGAAATCTATTGGCAAATCTATTTCTCGTGGATTAAAAAAAACGGCCAAGGTGCTTGCTCCAGTGGCTAAAGAAATTTATAAAGAAGTCAAACCTATTGCCTCAAAATATGCACGAGACCAGTTGGTTAAGTTCTTGGCCAAAGATGCGTTACCGGTTGCTGAGGAAGTTGCACCATTGATGTTGGCGGCTGGCCGACCTAAACGAGTTCAATCTGCACGTATGCAATCTAGAGCTGCATTGGTGCGTAAAATTATGAAAGACCAAGGTTGTTCGTTGCCCGAGGCTAGTAGGTATATCAAAGAGAATGACATGGAATATTAAGCGAGGCGTAGCTTGTAAAATAAAATCTATGGTATAATATAATGAAATCTCAAACGGCTACACAAATTTTATATGATGACCCTAATTCTTTCTTTAGAGCATCCAAAGCTGTGGCGTTAACTGAAAAAACAGGAGCGTCGTTGAAAACCATCAAGCCAAAATTTGAAGATACAAAACAAGCATTGGCCACCTCATCACGGGTGATGCAATTTATTAACGAACTAGACGGTATTGATACGCGTATGAAATATATTACTCAAAATATGGTTAATATGCCTCAGTATACGCCGTTTATTATTGGAACCATTGAGAATTCGTCTCGTGAGATATTAAAGTACATTGGAATGGCTGAAGCATCTATGCGTGCTTTGAAAAATAGTACCACCATTTCACAAGAAGATTTACAGCAAATATATGCGCTTCTTATGAGTATTTCAGAATCAGATGATGCTATACGACATGATGCTGAAATCGGTGAGATTGATGACGCTATTTTGGAATCTACTACCTTCGCCAAAATGATGAGTGGACTCTCAAAAATGTATACATCTATCATCACCTTTATTAACTTGAAACAGACTGGTCAAAACAACCTTGTACAAACTCAGACTCCAGCTGCTGAGGCGTTTGACGAAATCCCACCACCTGAAGAAGAATTAGTTGAAGAACCATATGTTGGAGCTGGGCGTAGAAGCGTTGGAGCGTCATCCGGTCATTTCAAAGTCTTGTCTGAAAGAGCCAGGCAAATCCAAGCCCAGCCTTATAAGCGATTTATTTAAGTGGACCAATAGGGCCAGTGGACCATATCGTGGTGGATAGGCCATTCTCAGCCCGTACATATAAAACACTTGTACAAATATATATTTATAAATATGTACAATATATTCCCAAATAATGTACAGAATATACCTATATATACTCCACTACTCCACAAAATAAAAATTAACACCATAAATAATAATAATATAATACAATAGTAAGACCATAATGCAGTCATATCTGTAAAGTGGAGG